GGGGGTAGGTTATACCAGTACAAGTGTTTGACATTTGGCAAAGAATGTATAAAATTACCAAACGGGATGAGCTTGCTCTACCCCGATCTCAGACGCACAAAAGATGACAAAGGTAGGAGCCAGTGGGTATACGGGCCAAATGCTACCAAGCTGTATGCAGGGAAGGTGACCAATAACGTTACGCAGGCCGTAGCGCGTATTGTCATGACCGATGGAATGTTGAGGGTAACCAAGAAGTACCCCGTGGTAGGCACAGTGCACGATGAACAGATCGTGTTGGTGCCTGATGATGAGGTCGCTGACGCTAAGACTTGGGTCTTGGAGCAGATGACATTGGAGCCGAAGTACATGCCGGGGATACCTCTGGCCGCTGACGGTGGTGCGCACCGTAGATATGGAGAAGCAAAACAATGACAGCACTAACACTGCCAAAGAAAATAAAAATAGGCGAGCGATGGTACTCAGTCGAAGTTGTTGAAGCCATGCAAGACAAGCTGGACATGGGTCGTGTGATGTACCTTGAGAAGAAGATCAAGCTAGGCTTACGCAACGGCATAACTGGGCGCAGGTTCAACCTTGATGATGTCAAGGAAACGTTCTGGCACGAACTGGTTCACGCTATTCTGCGGGACATGGAAGAACACAAGCTCAACAAGCGTGAGGAGTTTGTTGAAGGGTTTGCCAAACGCTTAAACATTGCAATCAACTCAGCGAGGTTCTGATGAAAACAGTAACGTGGAGCCACAGTGCCCTGAAAGATTTTGAAGGATGCCCACGCAGGTATCACGAAGTCAAGGTGCTTAACAAATACCCGTTTCAAGAAACTGAGGCTACATATTACGGCAAAGAGTTTCACACCGCTGCTGAACTGTACATACGTGACGGCACGCCGTTGCCAAAACAGTTCTCCTACGCACAGGAAGTTCTTGATGCGTTGCTGGCCAAGCCGGGCAGAAAGCTGTGCGAGTACGAGATGGGCATCACGCCTGACTTGCAGCCATGTGAGTTCAACGATAAGAGCAGGTGGGCGCGCGGCATTGCCGACTTACTCATCATTGATGACGACAACCTGACCGCTACTGTCGTGGACTACAAGACAGGCAACAACCGCTACCCTGACCTTGACCAGTTAAAACTGATGTCGCTGATGGTGTTCAAGCACTTCCCACACATCCGCAGGGTCAAGTCAGCGTTGCTGTTCGTGGTCAAGAATGATATGGTTAAGTCCAGCATGGCGCTGGACGATGCCGATGCTGAGTGGTGGAAGTACCGCGAGCGCGTGGCTAAGTTAGAGCAGTGCTTTGATACAGGTGTGTGGAACCCTAAGTCCTCCGCGCTGTGTCCGTGGTGCCCCGTTAAATCATGTGAGTACAACCCAAAACACTAGGAGTGAATCATGGCTAGAAATTATGCAAAAGAGTATGAGAACTATCAGGGTAAGCCCGATCAAATCAAGAAGACAGGTGAACGCGTGAAGGCGCGGCGCATGATGGTCAAAGCAGGGAAAGCTGTCAAGGGGGATGGCAAAGACGTTGACCACGTTAAGCCCATCCGTAGCGGAGGGTCAACTACTATAAACAATCTCCGTATGCGTAGCCGCAGTTCAAACCGAAGCGACAACAAATAAAACAACGGAGAAGCAACTTGGAAATCCTTGAAGACAAGGCACTAATATTCAGAACCAGAAACCCAGATAAGTACAGCATCATTCCAAAGCACAAAGTCATCGAGCGCGATGACGGTGGGTACGATGTCGCTGTCTACTGGGGACTGGACGAATGCAGGGTACTACGCAACCTTGGGGTGAAGGACGTTCCCTCACCGATCACACGGCGCTACAAGTGGCCGGGCAGATACAAGCCTATGCAGCATCAGATCGAGACGGCAGCGTTCTTGACGATGCACCGCAAAGCGTTTGTGTTCTCCGAACCCGGCACAGGCAAGACGCTTGCTGCACTGTGGGCGGCTGACTACCTGATAAGCATTAAACATGTACGCCGTGTCTTGATCTTGTGCCCACTATCCATCATGCAGTCTGCATGGTTGGCTGACCTGAGCAACAGCATCATCCATCGTTCTGCCATCGTCGCGCACCACACCCAAGCTAGTCGGCGTATAGAGATGATCCAGCAAGACTACGAGTTCGTCATCGCCAACTACGAAGGACTGAACCTGATAGCCGAGGAGATCAACGCTGATGGTCGCTTTGATCTGGTGATCGTGGATGAGGCCAACGCATACAAGACGGTGACAACCAAACGCTGGAAGGCACTGAAGTCAATCATCAAACCAAGCACTCACGTATGGATGATGACAGGTACTCCAGCATCGCAGTCGCCAGCAGATGCGTATGGCTTGGCCAAGATCGTGAACCCTGAAGGTGTACCAAACTTCTACACGTCATGGCGCGACAGAGTGATGAACAAGATCACGCTGTACAAGTGGGCACCGAAAGCCAACGCAGCCGATCTGGTACACGAAGCACTGCAACCAGCAATCAGATTTACCAAAGCGCAGTGCCTTGACTTGCCGCCCGTGCTGACCACAACCCGCGAAGTACCGCTGACACCACAACAAGCCAAGTACTACAACCTCTTGAAAGACCGCATGCTGGTGCAAGCCGCAGGTGAGACGATCAGCGCAGTCAACGCTGCCGCTGGTGTGAGTAAGCTATTGCAGATCAGTTGCGGCGCTGTGTACACAGATGACAAAGAGGTTATCGAGTTCGATGCTGGCCCACGGCTTGGTGTGCTGGAAGAAATACTGGATGAAACAAATCGCAAGGTCATCATCTTTGCGTTGTTCCGTTCCAGCATTGACACCATACAAACGCACCTGACAAAGAAGAACATACCCAACGAGTGCATACATGGCGGCGTAGCCGCAAACAAACGCGCTGACATCATTCACAGGTTCCAGCATGAGCCTGAGCCAAGGGTGTTGGTGATGCAGCCACAAGCAACAGCACACGGGATTACCCTGACTGCTGCCGACACCGTGGTGTTCTTTGGGCCGCTGATGAGCGTGGAGCAGTACATCCAGTGCATAGCACGGGCTGACCGCAAGGGGCAGAACTCAGACAAAGTTACTGTTATTCACATTCAAGGCTCACCGATTGAAAAGAAAATGTTCAAAGCACTGGAAGGGAAAGTGAGCGATAACTTACTTTTGACCCAGATGTTTGAGATAGAAATAAATTCTTGAAAGGAGTTGCAAACCCGAATTTACTGTGTACACTGTCCAACCTTAGACAAACAAAAACAGGAGAAGTAAAGTGACTGAAGAACAAGTTCCATTCGACAAATTGGTGAAGGTCTACCGCAAGATGAAGCTGGAGATCGACACGCTGACACAAGAGTACGACACCAAGGTGGAAGTACTCAAAGCGCAACAGGACGAGATCAAGTTCGCAATCAAAGACCAGATGAAGGCGCTCGGTGTCTCATCTGTCAAAAGTCCTTTTGGGACTGTATCCCTGCGTACCTCGACTACGTACACAACAAACGACTGGTCGTCATTCAAGGAGTTCGTTCTTGAACATGGCGCTGTTGATCTGTTGTTCAAACGTATTGCTCAAGCAAACATGGCACAGTTCCTAGAAGAGAATCCGGGGGTTGTACCTCCGGGACTGAACTCGACTACGGAATACACCGTAGTCGTAACCAAACCAACCAAATAAATAATCATGAACACACACCCATTAGAACACCACCCGATTGTTTCGGGCATGCAAGAAGGATTCAAAACAGAGGCTGAAGCAATTGCTGTATGGCGCACGCTTGAAAATCGGTACGAATTCAAAGTCAAGTACATCACAACTCCGTTAACTGGCGAAGTCATTGCCGTTGTCTTTGAAAAAGGCAATCCAGATGAATACAAAACCTTTTATAAAACTGGTGAAATCAAATAAGGAACCGCACATGTCAAACATAACGCTTTTCTCGTCCGCAAACGTACCTGCATTCGCTCGTAACAACGAACTGTCCGACACAGCCAAAGCCCTCACAGGCGGCAGCGTCTCCAACACCAAGCGCATCTCTATCAAAGGCGGCGTGTTCCGTCTGGTAGCTGGTGGCAAGGAAGTTGCCGCGATTGATGACCGCCATCTGGAAGTCATCATTGTGAAAGCTGCTCCCAAGGTCAGCCGTATCTTCTACAACGCATCCTACGATGCCGACAACATCACCGGCCCTGACTGCTGGAGCAACGATGGCGAACGCCCTGACGCTTCCGCACACAACAGGCAAGCTGAAACGTGCATGACCTGCCCCAAGAACATCGCGGGTTCTGGCCAGAACAACAGCCGTGCTTGCCGTTACCAACAGCGTCTTGCTGTGGTGTTGGCCAACAACCCATCAGGGGATGTGATGCAGTTGACTTTGCCAGCCACTTCGGTGTTTGGTAAAGAAGAAGGCGACAAGCGTCCGTTACAAGCCTATGCACGCTACTTGGCGGTGCAGAACCCTCCGGTCAATCCTGAGCAGATCGTCACCGAGATGCGCTTCGATACTAAGGCCGAGTCTCCCAAGCTGCACTTCAAACCTGTACGTTGGTTGACCGACGACGAGTATGAAGTTATCAAGGGTCAAGCAGAGAGTGCTGACGCACAACGTGCCGTGGTCATGACCGTGGCGCAGA